CCAGAAAAACGGCAAGATCATGTATTTGTCCGTTTCATCCAGCGGCGGGAACACGAGCACGAACGCCGTGATATCCGTGCTGGACGAGAGATCGAGACCGCCGTAACAAGCACGGCCGGCCAGTTCCTCCGGGTCAACCGCAAACGCGCATTTATCCCATACGTCCATCGGCATCCAGCGGATCGACTGTTTCACCCATTGGTTCAGTCGCAATTGCCGGAACGCGTTCTCCTCAGCGGGATTCTGCTGCGCGCTCTCGCACGCCGCTTGAACTTTGTCTTTCCCGATCGTAATCCCGAGCGACGGGTTAGCCTTCCGCCACACCTTGGGATCGGTCCAGGAATCATACTCTTCCGTTCCATAGATAACCGGATAGAATGTCGCGTCCGTCTTCCTGCCGTCAATGATGTCCTTTGCCTTCGAATGCACTTCCCAGCAGATTGAGTTCGTATTGTCGCCGGCCGTCGTAATCAAAAAATATAGCGGCTGCATGCGTGCGTCACCGCTGCCCTTGGTCATGACGTCAAACAACTTCCGATTCGGCTGCGTATGCAGTTCATCGAAAATAACGCCGTGCGTGTTGAAGCCATGCTTATTCGCAACGTCGGCGGAGAGCACTTGGTAGTAACTTCCGGTCGGCAAGTATATGAGTCGCTTCTGCGACGCGAGAATTTTCACACGTTTCGACAGCGCCGGGCACATGGTGACCATATCCTTGGCAACCTCGAATACGATCGACGCTTGCTGTCGGTCGGCGGCGCAGCCGTACACCTCGGCGCGCTCTTCGTTATCCCCGCATGTCAACAGCAGCGCAACCGCGGCTGCAAGTTCCGACTTACCATTTTTCTTTGGGATTTCGATATACGCCGTATTGAACTGGCGATATCCATTTAGCTTGATGACTCCGAAAAGATCCCGAATGATCCGCTCCTGCCAATCGATCAGCAGAAACGGCTTCCCGGCCCATGTTCCCTTGGTATGAGACAGGCATTCAATGAAATCAACTGCAAAGTCCGCTTTCGTTTTGTCGTAAACCGAGTTTCGCGACATGAAGCGAGTCGGCGTGTATTTCCTGAGTTTTCGAATCTACGCCGCCTCCCTCCCAACGAAAAAAGGCCTCCAGTATGGAAGCCTCGTAGCAATGCTTATTTTTAGCTAATCTTCTGTAGCCTCCGCCGATTCACTGACTGCGGTGCGCAGAACGTCCACATCGAATCCTGCGTCTTTGTACCCCTCCAGGATCTCGCTGTAATAAAAAGCGCTCGGTTTCCCGAGCGGATGATCGTCGATCATAACATACGCCATGCAACTGATGAGCTTACCGTCGAGCCGAATTCGGAACTGTCGCTTTTCGAACAGGTACGGGAATCCCTCGTACCGGTCGAGCGCCGCTTCGTCGGCCGGCGTGATTTCCCACACCAGCACCGGAACGCTGCGACCTTTCAGGTCTTCCACGTTCGCCACTGCCGCGGCATGCGGTCCCCGAAACAGCAGTCGGTGATTCCGTAGCGTCGACGCGCCGAGCAGCTTTGCCGTCGGACACCGATGCGCCATCTGCTTACGGTTCAAATTACTGCCGTAAGCGATCAGCAAGCGGTTACTCATGGTCATCCTCCTCAATCTTTCGGCATTCGTCCTCACCAAACGCCACGCCCAGCGTGCTACCGCGGTCCCACGTAACGTGAATGGTTCCCGCGTCATCGACGCAGGTCACCGTTCCGCGGTCGCCTCGCTGAAGTTTCGTGTACGGATCGCACATACGGATCAGTATGACGCGTGTCCCTGGGCGGTAGTATTCTTTCATCTGCTTCAGCAGGTCGGGATGAATTCCGTTCATGTGTCCGCCTCCGCTTTCCGTGCGTCTTTGAACGCTGAATTGCCGGATAGGTTCTTCAGCAAAATCTTTCTCGATTCCTTGTACTCTGCCCCAATGAATCCAAGCCGCAGAAGGAAGCAACGGAACGCGTATTTTTCGTTCTCCACCGGCTGTTCTGTGGCGGTCACGCGCTTCTGCGCTTTCGCCATCTCGCAGAGCTTTTGCACCAGTTGGTAATAAGCGCCGATCTCCGACTGCTCGTCGGTTGAATGGAACCACCCGAACTCGATCCGATCCGTGTGTTCCGTGATCGACAGGCTGTCCGTGCCAAGCGCTTTCTTCAGCAGTATAGCTTTGCTTGCTACCAGCCGCCGCAGGTTCTCCAAGGCGGCCGGCGTCATGCCGTCCTTCGGCATCTCAATCGCCAAACGGTCCGAATCGTCTGGTGTTGTTGCTATGGTATTTTCCTGCTTTTCCGCCGGTTCGCCAATACGTGCACCGATGAATCCGTCGTGCTCCAGTTCGCGGATCAGCATTTCGATCTGCGCCGGATCCTCATCATCCGGGCAGTTCAGCGTCCCATGTCGGTCGATGGTGTACGGCCCGACGGTGAACGCGAAGCTCGGCGGCCCCATGTACTTGGGCGCGTCCTGCAGGATTTCACGCATTGCGGCTAGAAGAGCCTTGCGCTCGCTGCCTTCCAAATGGTACTTGATCTGCATCCTATGTCTACCTCCTTCAATTTCGGTAGTACATATATCACTCCACGTTCTGTATATAGCAAGTTAATTCTCGGTTAAGCCAGCGATTTCTTTGTAAGAAATCCGCTCGCCGTTTCGGATAAGAAATACATCGTCGGAACCGTTCACCTGCTCGATATATCGTTTGACGATCACGTCGCAGAACCTCTCGTCCAGCTCGATCATGAAACAGATTCGGTCCGTCTGTTCGCAGGCGATCAGGGTACTGCCGCTGCCGCCGAACGGATCCAACACAATGCAGTTTGCCATGCTGGAGTTCAGAATCGGATATGCCAACAGCTCGACCGGCTTCATGGTCGGATGATCTGGGTTGTTCTTTGGTTTGTCGAACTCCCAGATCGTCGTCTGCTTCCGGTCGGCATACCATTCGTGCTTGCCCTTTTTCTTCCAACCGAAGAGGATCGGTTCGTGCCGCCACTGGTAAGGACTGCGCCCGAGTACAAGCGACTGCTTCTTCCAGATACACGTGCCGGACAGATAGAACCCTGCATCCGAGAACGCCTTGCGAAAGTTCAGCCCCTCGGTATCCGCATGAAACACATAGATCGACGCAGCGGACGCCATGCAGGCTTCCATGTTCTGAAACGAGGCCAGCAGGAAATCGTAGAATGCGGAGTCCGTCATATTGTCGTTCTTGATCTTGCCGGCGCTGCCCTCGTAGTTCACATTGTAAGGGGGATCGGTGACCACGAGGTTTGCCTGGCGACCGTCCATGAGCAAATCGAATACATCCTTCTTCGTGCTGTCGCTGCAGATAAGCCGGTGCTTTCCAAGCAGCCACAGGTCACCGGGCTTCGTAATCGCCGGTTCTTTCAGCGCGGCGTCAACGTCGAAATCATCGTCGTGAACACCATTGCGTTGTGCATCCTTAAACAACGCGTCGAGTTCCGGAGCATCGAAGCCCGTCAGCGAAACGTCGAAATCCGCGCCCTGCAGATCGGCAATAAGTAGCGAGAGCTTTTCTTTGTCCCAGTCGCCGCTGATCTTGTTCAGCGCGACGTTGAGCGCTTTTTCTTTTTCTTCGCTCATCTCCACGACCACGCATTCGACCTCTTTCACACCGGTATCGATCAGGACCTTCAGGCGCTGGTGACCGCCAACAACGTGGCCGGTGGTTCTGTTCCAAATGACCGGTTCCACATATCCGAACTCCGTAATCGAGCGTTTCAGCTTCTCGTATTCCGGGTCGCCGGGCTTCAGGTCCTTACGCGGGTTATATTCCGCCGGTGCGAGTTTCGTCACCGGCAGCGTTTGAATGTCCATGCTGATACCCTCTCTTCACGATTCTGTGCAATCCCACCTTTGCTGCCGGGAGATTTCCGGCCAGAGCCTGCCCGCGCAGCGTTTTTCGCTGCTGACTCGTCAGCCGGTGATACTTCAATGCACGAAGGAATTTCTGCATTTCATCCATGTACAACATCCCCCGAATCTGATGTAAAAAAATAGTCGCACGTTTGTGCGGCCAGCAATTGATTTCCCATTTTTGTTTTGCACCGTTCTTCCACCCGCTTTATCAAACCCGGAGGTGGCTTTGGCACATCATTCAATTCTCCTACAAACTCCCCAAAAAGTATCATAGCGGCAATATTGTACATTTGTGCTGCTTTGACGACATCATCTCCGGTGAAAAAATTTACAACCGCTCCGTTTCGTTGAGCAGAAGCGAAATATCCACCGGCTTTTGAAGAATATGTAACACCAAGATACCCTGTGCTGTTATCTTTCCTTTTGCTTCTGTTGTAACAATTATATGTTTGAGTAGTGATCCTCAGGTTGCATTTTCGGTTGTCAAGCTTGTTGCGATTAATATGATCCACCACGCAGTCATCTTCCGAAGACAACCCAAGAAGGGTGCGATGTAATCTTTCCGGTTTTCGTGTACGTGCTTCGCGGCGGAACATGTAACCGCCACCATTCACATACCAATGCATTTCACTTACAAGCGGAATGTCCTCCTCGTCGATACAAAAGACCTTGCCATCTTTTAAATACCCTGTAGCAATACCGTCTTTTACGATAAACCTATAGTTTGGTGGACAGCAATTACAACAGTCAGGTGAACCCACCTTCATATTGCCAATACTTTTCTCAGATTGGTTGCCGCAGTAGATGCATTCCACCCGAAAAAGAGAGGCCCCTATATCGCGTCCCAAACTCTCCAGTATTCTGAAGCCGTTGATTACACTGCCTATCATCTGCCTACGCTTTTCTTCCATAATGCGACTATATACTTCACCACGGCACATACGGCAATTCACTGGATTGCTTAGTAGATACCCTTTGGCTACCTGATATTCATGTCCACAATCGCAACGAACTTTGTAACGCTCCTTGTTTCTCACCGAATCATCGGTGCGGCACACCACCATTAGACATCCATGCTTATCTCCAGGTTTGATTTCCAGATAAGCCGCCATTACCAAACCTCCTATTTTGTTCTTGCACTCAGCAACCGTTCCATAACATCGTCCTGTGGCGTCGCGCCGGAATACGCGGTCGCACAATTCTCTTTCACGATCTGGTAAATCTCATACCAGAGCCGGTTGGTCTGCGACATGTAATTCTGGCTCATAGCCACATACGGCGATTGGATTGCGTTCCCGGTCGTCGTATGCCTTGCCAGATACCCTGTTTTTGTGATTATTTCCTCGCAATGAATCCACCTTGCCGCCATCATGGAATACCGTTCCAGCACCTGTGGAGACACCAACGAGGCGCAGCCGCGCTCATCCAGCCAGGTCCATGTGGTTTTGTATATCTCGCCGGCCTGTAAAATCGTACCGTCCTTCTGCTCTGCAGACAGCATCACGCGCGGCTGCGGCATTTCTGCTCCCTGGAACTC